GAGACGAAAAGAAGTCGGGCTTAGACTTCATGTATGAGGGAAATATGCTTGCCGCCCATAAAGCGGGGGTAGTTCCTGACCCATTGAACTGTTTTGTAACCCCAATGGCAAGTACAGAGAAAGCGGCGGACGGGGAAGAGGTACACTTTGTTTACAGGGATGAACCCGCAAAGAAACCAGATGAAAAGTCGCCCGAACAAAACATCCCAACGTGGTGGTACAACACCATGAAACCAGCCACCGAAAGAGGGGAAGAGATTATAGGATTCTGTATAATGCCTTCGACTGTTGGTAATATGGATACAGGCGGTGGATCACAGTTCTTAGAGATCGTAAACGGATCGCACTTTGGCAAGAGAGATGACAACGGAACAACGCCAAGCGGACTAATTAACTTCCTATTGCCGGGCTATTACGCTATTCCGGGCAACTTCATAGATAAGTTCGGTAGAACGGTCATAGACGACCCAAAGGAGCCTGTAATGGGCAACCGTGGAAAACCGATTGTAAAAGGAGCCAAGACATACCTGAATAATAAGCTAGAGTATTTCCAAAGAAACAATATGTGGAAGGAATATACTCAGTGGCTACAAAATTACCCGCCCGACTTTGTTTCAGCCTTTAGTGTAACACCCGAAGGCATGGACTTCCCTGTTGAGAAGATGCGCAAACGAATAAGCGAAACCAAGTTTGCTAATCCTCCTTTAATTGGAAAGATCGACCTTGTGTGGTCGGGGGAAAGATTTAAGTCCGAGGTTCTAACAGACATTCAAGGGATTGGAATGTGGAGTTACACATACTTGCCCCCAAGGGATAAATGGAATAGGAAGATGGTAGTCACGATGGAAGATGGGTATATCGCCCCACGCGGCGGAGGCCCGATATTCGCTCCTGACCCAAGTGTAGCAAATAAGTTCTTTTTATGCTTTGACCCTATCAAATTCAACGAAAGAAACAGGAGTAACAACAAGAGTTCTACACCCGCAGCAGCAGTATTCTACCGCCAAGACAGCCTGATAGACCCCGATAATAAACCAAGGGGCGAATGGGTGAGTAACGATTATATCTGCAAGATCAAAATTAAAACGCCCGACAAGGACACTATCTACGAGGAAATATTGAAGATGGCTATTTTGCTCGGAGCATATATCTACCCTGAGAGAAACGACGCCGATGACTTCTTGGAATGGATCAGAGATAAAGGATACGATGGATACCTGTTAAAAGACTCGGATGAAAACGGAAAACTAGAGAAAGTGCCTGGCGTATGGGCCGACAAGCAGACCAAAAACGACATGGCTGTAAAGATGGCGTACTACTTCAACGCCAATGTACGCTACATGAAAGATTGGGAAATCATTGAAGAATGGCTTCAAATGCGATCATTAGAGGACTTGACAAACCATGACCTTGCGGCTGCAAGCGGTTGGTGTCAACGGGCAGCGGCACAAAGGACGGGAGAGTATTTCGAGGAATTACACAGGCCCGTTGTAATTGAGGCAGGATTTACCACCTACAATGTAGATTACTAAATCCAGTAATGAGGATTGTCGTGAAACTTCTTAAAGGTAGATGCACACTTAACATCTTTGTTATGCGCTACCATTAGATTATAAAGATTTCTGAATTGAAACCCTGATCGGCGATATTCCAAAACAACATCATCTCCTTTTTTATCCACACCCATAACAGGGAATTCTACACGGATTCCGTTTGAATCTTCTGATATAAGTTTTGGAGCAGGATACGAAGGATATTTTTTGGTGTAATCTAGTACAGCAGCCTCGTAAGCGTCTTTGAGTGGTTGATTAACTTTTTTTGCCATTTTTGTAAATTTTCAGCAAATATAAAACAACATTAACAAGATTTAACTTTTTTTCGTATTATTGCGGGCGAAAATGATCCAACTTCCTGCGGGGCTTTCGTTCCCCGATGACAATATACCTGAAAAGGAAAAGTTAAAAGACGAGTTCGGAAAGAACGTCGGGCGGGCATTTTATTCCCGTTATTGCGCTAATTCTACTTATTACGGATATGGCTCACAAGCTATCCTGAACGAGATCAGAAACTACGGCAACGGAGATCAGGATAATGGAAAGTACATAAATTCGTTTACCAACGGTTCGCCAATAGGAACCAAAAGAGGGTCTAGGAATAACAGTTCCAATTCTGGAACGGGCGGCCCAAACATGACCGATATGAGCGCCACGCAGCGCGTAGGTCTAGCAAATATTAGCTACGACGTGTACTCCCCAATGGCAAAGTTGAGTAACATCTTGCTTGCTATGATGTCTGAAAACGATTACAAGGTAGACTGCGTATCACTCGACAAAGCCGTTACCGACGCCAAAATGTACAAGAAGGCGGAGATTATGGTAAAGAGCCATATAATGAACCCAATGGCTAAAAGGCTAGGGCTTCAACCCATGAAAGTACCGTTTGTACCCCGTGACGAGGCGCAAATCGAAATGATGGATAAGCTAGGGTTCTTTAAGTCTCAAAGAGAAACTGCCTTAGAATAAGTGGCTGAATTTTGTTTCCGTTCAAGTAAGTGGAAAAACCTTCGCAGAAAACTCAATAAAGACGCAATAGACTTTCACTTTCGCTGCGTAAAGTTAGTCAACGATCCACGAACAGGGCAAGTAAAACTAAAGTACATTGACCCTACCAAACTCGTAATGATATGGAACGAGGACGCGGAAAACGACCCGACTGTTATCGGTCACATTGAGTTAAAGCAGATTTCGGCAATTTATCCAGAATTATGTAAGGCGGGATTTGACGACGAGCAGATTTCAGCTATGTCACGCCAATGGCTACCCTTTTACGGAAACAATCAAGGATATGCAACGTGGTGGTTTGAAAGAAAGGATGCCAATACCGATAGATGGAAATGGCTAGATTTTAAAGTGCCTGTTTTGGACTTTCATTATTTGTCAACTGACTACGAGCAGTACGAAGAATATGAAAAGGACGGGGAAAAACATTACAAGAAAAAAGACACCATTGACCGCAAAAACCCAAAGAAGCAGAAGTACGATGACTACAAGTGTAACTATTGGTATGCGGGAAATTATATAATCGCGGGCAACGGTCAAGATATGATGTATGGTTGGCATAAGGTTCCAAACCAAATGCAAAAAGGACTGACCCCCAAGTGTCCGTACATATTTGACCGTATTTTAGGCAAAGCACCAACTCAAAGGGTAATGGCGCTCCTAGACGAGTTGATGTTTGCGGTATGTAAACTAAGAGCGGCAGTATGGGCAGCGGCCCCAAAGGGATATACTATTGACGTATCAGCGGCGGCAAACTTGACTATTGGGGGTAAGGAGTACACTGTATTTGACCTCATGCATATCCGCAGGATGAATGGTATGAAAGTCGTTCAAACCAAATATAACGCACAAAATCAAAAATACACCGCATCTGCCTTAGAGGATTTGGACGGCGGTATCGGCCCGCAAGGAATGGAGTGGATGCAGCAAATAGCGAATATCCAAAACAGGATAATGGATACATTGGGTATTCCTGCGATCATGGCGGCGCAACCCGATCAGTCAGGGGAAAGATTGCCAGGCGTTATGGAGCTTGACTACAACGCAGGAAACATGGCTAACTGGCCCTTAAAAGAATCTGAATGTGATTTCAAAGCAAGAGTAGCAGAAGCCATAGACCATCAGACTAGAATAGATATAGAGTACGACAAAAAAATCAGAGAGTTCTACGAAATGGCTCTAGGTACTCAAAAGGTGAAGGATATAATGGAAATGGGCAATTTATCATTAGACGATATGGCGTTTTCCATGAAAGCCACCCCGACAGAGAAGGAGAAAGACGCTATCATGCAAACGGCGGTAGAGATGTCAAAGATAGCCACAAGAGACGGTTCGGTACTTCTCAAGCCTAGTTCAGTTGAACACGTTCGCCAACTTCTCAAAAACGATCAGATTGACGAAGCCCGTTGGTTTATGGCCGAAGAAGAACTTGCAAGCAAGCAGGCGGAACAAGAGAACGCGGCGGCAATGGCTGAACAGACCATCAAAGGTCAACAAGAATCTGCTTTTCTCTCTCGCTCAACTCTTGGTCTTTGCCTTTATAAGAACGTAGGGTTTCAATTTCTTGCTTGGCTACATCCTCGCTATCCCACTCATACTGCTTGTACCATTCTGATACGGCAGCGGTTTCGGTGGTGGTCTCTACCGTCTCTGC